CTGAGGATCAAAGAAATTTTAATTTTAAATCAACATCAGAAATCAACTATCTTGCTCTCGTTTGCTATGGTCAGAATCTTAGACCGTCGAGACTAATCTCCAAAACGCTTTAGAACTCCATACGTGGAGGGCCCCTAGGCACATATTTGGAAATGAACAAGTGGCCAACTGCAATCGAGCAGCCGCCGTTGATCCAAAAGGGAACAGAGTGAACCAATGTCTACCGCATGACAATTAAGTTCCAGATTGTTGCTAATGAAGATCGGGCTTTATTAATTTTATATTTTGTTTTATGTTTTGTTGTCAGTCACCACTTGGGTTGGACTGTTTGCAACGATTAAGAATTTACCTGCGTTTAGTGTCAATACTATAATATGTTGAATGTACCGATTTCTCATCTTGATCGGCAACCAAACCTTTGATAGCACTCTTCGCGTCATTAAACTTTGTCAAATGGGCCACAAACCGCTTATATTGCTCAGCAGGGATTCGTTTGATTATGTCCTTGAAGATGTTGGCTTGTGATAACGAAGCTATGTTGCTGACTGTCTGCCAAACGGAGCCCGGGAGGCGAGTGAGAGCCTTAAAACCCTTCCAGACACCTCGGAAGTCATCGAAGACATCTCCATCGTCTTTGATCGCGCAACGTTTAAGATCAAATTGGGGTACTCGAGCATATGCTCCGTCCAATATATCTAACAGACGAGGAACGTCGACCGAACTACGAACTGCCGGCGTGAACGATGCGGTAGCGATCGATGGCTCCAGCAAGAAATGACGTACTATTTCTACCTCATAAATGGCATTTGAGTCTGTGCATGCTTGAAAATATAAAACCGTTAAATCTTCATCAAACGCATCTCCCGACGCGTCACACATCACATAGTCATCAATTGCAGCGGGTCCTTGATCATCTGTGGTCATATTGCCGATCCATGAAATTTCGGACAACACCCCTGATCCAGCTCCCGCTCGCGTATACGACTTTGCGTTCATACGACGCATATCGCGCGTGGCTGAATACAAATCCTCCTTAGTAGAGATCCCGACCGTCATGTCTCCATTTTGGACCAGAACCTCCGAAAGATTACGCACGCGCATGCCCATATGAGTGACACACGCCTTATTGAAATTGGCATTGATGAAACCTGCCGCAACACAGTCGGCGGCGCTGACAGAAGTGATGGCTCCAGTCGCCGCTATGACCGTGGCTGTTTCATTACATGACATATGCCATGGGTAGGCAACAAACATGGCCTGAGAACCGTTGACACCTCCAGTGCATGCAACCGCATTCACCTGAACGATGTCTCTAGTCCAAAAACCGAAATAGGGACTGGCATTAACTTCGAACGGCAATCCTACTTGACACTGATTAGAATAAGCTTGAAAGGGGTGCAGGATTGCTGCAGCGGTCGCCAAGGTGACGTCAGCTCTACCGAATTGACGCGAAATTGGATTATTTGGCAAACGAGCAACTACATTTGGCACCGGTTTTGGTCTAACAACCTTGGAATGCACTTTCTTCTTCTTAATTTCAACTAAAACTTTTGAATGCTTCGGATTCTTAGATTTCTTCGACATTCTACTACTACTATATCAAATTCTTTGATATCTTTTCCTCAGGTACGCTTTCGCTTGACGGCCTGGGACGCACCGTACCCAATATTCACGCTGGCCGTCAGACCAGGAATTTACCTGTCTATCAAGTCGTCTTCCCCGTCAATTGTAAGTCCAGCGTCAAATTCTGGCAAATTCAAAACAGGGTGACCAATCTCGGACTTCTTCAGGCGATCTTCCAGTCTGTACAAGAATTGATTGTCAAGTCCGTATAGGGACAAATCTAGGGAAACTTGTTCTGGGTCTAATTCCAAATCAATATCGCTTAAAATTCGATAATCATCCAAATTTCGAAAATTGACGGTGGAGCTGTCGCTTCCAACGAATATCATCGCGGAGCGAAGTTTGGTTGCTAATACATAGCGATAAATCCTCAAGAACGGATCTCCCCCCATGACATTCCACAAACTATTCAGCTTCTCTTTCAACGTTTTGACGCCATTCAGACGAGAACTAACCCATCCGAACTTATACATCAAGCGATAAGGTTTTGGGACCAGAGCCCAAACTTTCACCTTCTTAACAATCACTCTTTTAAAGCGGCTACTACAAAAATCCAATTTATGATATTCCTCACCGCAATAAAAGGGTTTGTATTTCTGACCCATTAGATGGAAAACTTGAGTGGTGTGCGCCATGAACAATTTGGGTTCGACATAACTAACGGTTACTGCTGTTACTGTATCGTCTCCATTGCCCAGAAGCGCCCACTTTCCTTCCTTACCATCCATCAGTACTCTACAAACATTCTCACTGGTAAGCCCACCATAGAGGTACATGGCGAGACTCACTATTAAACCGATAGCTACGAGCGAACTATTGGAGAAGGTTGTACTATCTATACCTGTTGGCAACCCCCCTTCTATTAATAAACGCACTCCATTCTCGAATTGGGCGTCTTTACGTATCGCTCGCATCAGTATCTCATAGACTTGCTCATTACCAGAAAGAGTATATATGATTCCAGCCATAGCAGCGTTGCAGCAAGCTCGTTGTGTAGCATCAAACATGGCCATATCGGCATGCCAAGTCAACATTCCTGCTTTCTCAACTTTGGTCAACCACATCCCTATCTCAAGTGATGTTTTTCCAACTGCTGTCGTGATGGGATTGTCGACATCCCACCATGTGGCGGTATTACGCACGCATGCTTCCATTTCTGGTCCGAGAATAACTCCTATCTTGGCATCACGGGCGAAAATCACTCTGGATCTGCCTTTGACTTCTGCGTGACCACCTAGTAGAGCCTTGACTGTGTCTCCCACAGTTATCTCAGCTTTCAGAAACGATGAAGAAATCAAATCTTTGGGACCAGAATTGACTTCTCCACTTTGCATCTGTTCGTATGCTTCCAAATATACTTTACGTTTGTCAGCTGTGTACTTTTGCACCCAGTGGTTAAAATCTGGTACAAATCGCGGCTCCCGTACATTATAGAACGAATTGTTAATGGTTGGTTCTGTAAATATACGCTCAATATCTTGCCAGAGGTGAACATCCTCTGGATCTACGTCAGCCGTTGCAACTCGCGCTGCTACGGTGACTAAGGTATTGTTGACGGACCTGCTGTAAGCGACAGGAGCTCGAGATCCCATAGACCATCCCGCTAATTGGAAGTCGGGGGTCGGGGGTTTAACATCTCTGTCAGCACAGGTCAGAATCGCCGTTTCGCGTAGGGCACACACTGGTAATGAGGTTTCTGCTGGCTGGAGCAGAATAGGTTTGTCTGAATCAACGGTAGCCACGTCCTGTAAAGGCTGCAAGGGATAAGAGGCATAAACGTCATAAGCTTTCTTCAGCTTAAGGGAAAAATACCACCAGACCCGCGAATCTTTAGAAGTACGACACAAAGTGTTTTCAGTCTCATATTCATCGCCTGCCACATCATCAAAGTGATTCGTTTCACATTTAATGTTGGTAGACACAGACACCAACGTGTCGATGGCGCCACCCACTTTTTGAGCGACGGCTTGGGGAATTATTTTGAGACTCATCAGAACATCATTAGTAGTCGAAGCTATCTTACCCATTAGATTGGACCAAGTTCCCTCAATCATATCTACTGGGCGAGCATCGGCACTAAGCAAAATGTCCGACTGTAAACTAAGAGCAGCCTTTAGACCGCTCATCTTTGTGGCTACTTTCAAAATCGCCACTTGCACCATATCTGGGACGGACTGCAACACTAGCCCTTGCAGGCGAGCGTTGCCCAAACCATTGATATCGGCTTTCATGATTTGATCCTTGAGGAAAGCACACGCGGAACTAACGACATACGAAGAACTCAGACTCTTATTCAACAAGAAAGCTTCTACTCGCGACATCAATTCGGAATTAACCATAATTTGCTGCCCAGAAACCTTTCTAATCAAATAGAATCCCCCTATTCGCTTAGCCGCGACACGCACAATGTGTCGGTCATCGTTGGTCCAATCCAGTTCATCCGCTTCAAAATCATCAACTCTTTGGGCAAACTCCCCTTTTATGATTGACAATTGAAATACCGACACTGAACCGAAATTTGCCTTAAACACACAAGTCAAACTCTCACCATTATTTCCAAATTTGATAGATTCACCACGCAGCATCCAATGACACGCGGAGTGTCTGAAAGGCGTACTGTTTTCAAGGACGTCCATTTGCACGTTTCCATCCAAACCACAAACATAAATACCCTCGCCTCCATAAAATTCGCCGAACCAATTGTCAAACTTGTGACACGTGACGTAAGCCGTTCGGTCTTTTGTCTTTGACAACATATCGAACAACTGCTCCGGCGTAAAATAATACACAGAGTGAAACATGACCAAGCCGTGCAATTTTGGCAGGTGCGCACAATATTGAGCGGCACATTCACAACCGAGCCATTTCGGTACCTGTAAATGCGCACTGGGGTTAAATTTCGGGACTATGGACCACATGTGTCGCTTATTGGCTCGTGCCACACATGCGCCGACATCTCCGAAAAGTTTCTCGTCTCCTTCGAAGTTACTCCCATCTATCAAACTCATGACAAACTCTTCAGCCACCAGAGCGTCTATCTTTAAATTCCCATGTCCATTTCGCTTTGATGAGCCTTTAGCGATATCACTAGATTGTATATTATATCCAAGGGATTTGTACCGTTCAACCGCTTCTGCTTGGAGCTTCGTGGGTATAAATGACAATTGGATATCTCTTTGCAAAGGGTTCGCTTTTCGTTGCCTCCGAGGGGCCATCCTGCTGAACTCTTCAGACAAGCTGTCCACATCAGAGACGGGCGTTACGTTCAATCGCTTCAAAGCATCTCCTGCCTCATCGACTGAGCTAACACTAAGCTCTTCTCCTTTCAACAAACTATTGACTTGGACTGGCGTCAATCGAACTTCCGACTCCGGTTCTGGAGGAAAATTCACGAAAGCAGACGTCAATTTGGTTATGTTCGGATCGACGGCCATGGCTTTAAACGTGGTCGGCAATTCTCCTACTTTACCAAATGACGGTTTCGGTATCGTGACAGAAAGCTTGGGCGGTGGGCCTTTGGGTGAAGGCGGGCGCAAGATTCCATTACGCATGAATTTCGTCGGATCAAATGACTGCACTGGGATATCTTTAGATACACTCGGTTTCTTCAAAACTGGGGGAGCACCATATGGATTGCAAGCGGCAAATTCGGCTTCTGGCATCAAACGTCCAGAACAAATCTCAATATCGCGATTTGCATTGAATCTTGCCAACAAATCAACTGCATCATGATGCGTCTCTTTGTTTAACACATCAGGCATGTTTTGCCAGACCAAACGAAGTGTCCAATCATTAGCCGTCGAAAAATAGTCTTCTAATGACCGAGCTGCATTTACATCTCTATAGGCATGCAAACGAAACTCATCAAAGACACGACCAGTTCCAGTAAACCAGAAATTACACTTGACACCTTTGGCCAAAATCTTGTCGAGCGATTCTTTGCGATAAACTCCGTCAACAAGTGCATACAACGCCACATTTTGGTACTTAACCTCAGTTTTCACTACAGGCGGAGCGGATTCCTTCTCCTCCTGACTAGTACTATCACTAGATTTTACTTCCGCTTTCTTGTCAGCTAGGTTGACAGAAGCGGGGTCGACGCCTTTGAACATGAGTTTGAACTCATCGACCGTCATTTGCACGCGAGGGGCCTTAAAAGCGGTATCTACCACTTTCCCTTTCGATTGCAGATGAGCGATCACTTGAGTCACACTCCATCCACTCAGTTTGCTAATCTTGATTAACCATTCAAGCTTGTTTAAACTAGAATCCTTAGAAGACATCACTACTACTAAAATGTAAAAGATTGTT